ATCAACTTCAGCTCGCCGACCAGTGCCGTACCGCCGCCAAGGATGCCCGGGGTGAAGGTGTCGCACAGGCCGATAATCGAAGACGACGGCAAGGAAATGGTGCGCGCCCCGGTCTTGATATCGGTGGTTGTGACGCCGTGAAAAAAACTCATAAGGCCAATCTCCAAAAAGCAAACAACCGCGTCCGGCGCGATTGTCTGCACAAAACAAAAACGCCCCGACAATGCGGGGCGCCCAAGGCGGTTGAATCAGGGGTTAGGCAGCGTTGCCGACCCCGGCGATGCTTGCGCGGATGTCCGCGATCGCGGTGTCAGCCAGCGCCTCGGCGGCGTCGTGACTGGTGGCCTTGAGCACCCGCTGCTTGCCCTTGAGTCGGGCAGCGCGAATCGCATACAGCGCCGCTTGCCAGGCATCGGCCTCGGTGATGATGCTATCGGCCGCCGCTTGCGGCTCCAGCTCGGCCGCATCGGCCCAAGCCTGCACCGAGGGTGGCATGGCACCGGCATAACCGGCAGCGGCAAAAATCCTGGCCTCGACAGCGGCGCGCTCGTACTCCAGAGCGCGCAATGAGCCGCCAATGACAGCGACGCGCGCCGCGTCTGCCGCCTCGTCGATTTGCTTCGCCGCGACGCTCAGCGCCGCCGCCAATGGCAGTGCAGAGAACATAAAGCCAATCATCGATTGGCCGTTAAAAATCACGTTCAGGTTTTGCTTTTGCATCGTTTTTGGCTCCAGTTCGATCGCGGATTAAAGCGACGGCAAGCTAGTCAGGACGTTGTTGAGGGTCTTTGGATCGGTGCCGGGAGTTGTAACGCTGCTGATGTACTTACCGCCCATGTCGCCTGGGAAGGTGACCGCAGAGCAGCCCAGCACTACGGCAGAGGCTGCCGTGCCCACCAGCGCGCCGTAAAAGTCGGCAGCCTTGGTTACTACCAGCGCCTCCAGCATCACGCTGATAATTGGAGGCAGGGACGAGCCGGAGTTGGTCTTGATAAACGAGTTCAGGCGGGTCGTGACCGGCGCCGGCACCACACCCGTGACCGAAGGCAGGTCGATGTTGCAGCTTCGGATTTCGATGTTGCTGCCCGCGCCATACAGCAGGAAGCCGCCCAGCGCGGTAATGGTGTTGTCGTTGGTCGAGTAGTATTTGGCCTTCAACTTAGGCGTGATGCCCGAGGTAATGGCGGTCCAGCCGTAAATTTCCAGATACGAACAGGCCACCGAAATAGGGGTATCGAGAACGTAGTCGTTGGTCAACATCACGACACACCAGCCATTTGTTGGCGTGGAGGCAATGGCCTTATCAATCGTTTTGAATGGCGTTTCCTTGACGTTGCCGGCGTTGGTATCAAGGCCCAGCACCTGATCGACAAACCAGATTTTTTTGCCAGACGGAATCGCCGCGATCGCTGCGTTTACCGCCGTAGTGATTTCGTTTTTCTTGTTGGTGAAGGTGGTGACCAGGGCATTGCTTGCCGATACCAGATCGGCGATTTGCGATTCGAGACTCATGCTCAAACTCCAAGGGTGGTTTTAGAGAAAAGGGTTTGCAGGCCGATCACGGCCGTCGCGTTGGCGGCGATGGCGGTCAGCAGGCCGTCGCGGTCGGAATCCTGACGCTGCTCGACCACCCGCATCCGCTCCATCAGGTTGGCGATTTGCTGACCTTCCAACTGGTGAAGCTTTGCCTGATCGTCCAGCGTGTCTTGGAACTTGACGCTGCGCAGCATTTCGGCAATCTGCGCCGTGGCCAGCGCGGCCAGTTCGGCCGACAGCGTCAAGTTCAAACCCGCGCCGGTCGAGGTGATGGTGACGCTATTGGCCGGCAACGCCGTCAGCGACAAGTCATAGGCCAGCAGCAACTCGGCGTTGGCCGACTTGTAGGTCAGCGCCTCGGTAGGGTGCGACCAGACCGCCAACAGCGTGCCGTCCGACAGCAGAAAGCCCACCTCACGCGCCCAATAAGCCTTGGCGTCGTCGGCCACCGCCGTGACGTGAATCAGCGTGTCACTCAGGCGCTGACCATCGGAAATGGCGTATTTCGCCACCTGGGTGCGCAACGCGGTCTGCGTATTGGCTGGGGTATAGCCCGTGGTGCCCACCACGATATGGGTGATTTCGGCCGCCACACCGGCGTTGTCGGCGCGCCAGATGGCGGCCAACCCGGCCTTGGTGATCAGGGGTTGTAACGGGGTGCTCATACGAGGACAGCCTCCATAGTGGCGCGAACAACGATACGGGTGCGGTGCGCGTTAGCGACCGCAAAGCCCTGCTCTGCATGGATGGGAACGCCTAACAGATCGGCGCTTTGATGAATCACACAGCGGACGCTGGACGCGTTGGCCAACCCCAAGGCTGACTCGGCGGTGTCCATCGGCACGCCTTGAGCTTCCAGCGTCCGGCGGTCCAGTTGCCGGGTCTGGCTGGCATTGGCCAACCGCAAACCACCGTCGAACCGTGCGCCGACCTTGAGCGTGTAGTGGCTGCGTTCGTTCTTTGTGGCATCGACCAGGGCGCGCAGACGTTCGAACAGTTGCGGGGACAGAATCGACCCCTCGCCGCCTCGGTTGTCGTTGGCCCACGCGATCAACTGAAAGGTGTACGGCACCGCCCCCGGGATTTGCGTCCACTCCTTGAACTCGGCTCTCACCCCGACCGCCTTCAGCACGCGGCGAACCGCACCGACCGTGCCCTTGCGCTTGTGAACCGGAATCGACTCGCGAATCAGGGCGCGCTGTTGCTCTTCGGTTTCGGCGGCCTCCCAGCCTTCGACAGACATCGCCCAGGCCAACCAGGGCAAGAAGTCCACCGGGCACCGCGCCGAGTCGGCCACACCCCGGATGATTGCCGGATCGATGCCCAGGTCACAGGCCGTGGCCAGCGCACGCTCCAGCGGGGTGCTGTTCAGCGGTAATAGCCGGCTCATGGGACCACCGCCCCGGTGACCGTGATCGCGGTGCAGTTCGGGTAATGCCGTTTATCGCAAATCACATCCGCCGTGGGCTGCGTCAGCACTACCCGGCGCACGCCCGAAACGTGCAAGGCGGCGTAGATCGCCGACAGCGACATTTCCCCCTCCAACTGCCTGGCCGCCGCCACCGCCGCCGCCAAGCCCGCATTGGCTGCTGCCAGCACCGGAACCGACGACGGGCCGTCTAACAGCTCCAGAACGGCGACTATGCTGAAGTTGGTCGGCTGGCCCAGCTGGCTACGCGGCCGATCCGTGATCGGGCGCACATCCTCGGCCGAGAGCGCCGCTTGCACCGTGGCCACCAGGGTCGCCGGCGCGACGGTGCTTTCCAGTGTCGGCAGTACCGCCAACGACACGTCACCCGGCAATGGATTACTCAGGCCGGCCGCGTAATCGCACACCAGCACAATCGCCCCGGCGGGCAACTGCTCGCGCAGCGCCGGGCTAATCTCTGCCGCCTTGAACGTTGGGGAGTCCACCGAGATGTTGGCCACATTGGCCGACGCGCTCAGGCCGTGAAACTCATACGCACCGCGACTGCCCGCCACCGACAGGCCTTCCAATGAAAGCTGCGTGCGGTACAACAACGCATCGTCCTTTTCCATCACCTTCGGAATCGGCGGAAATGCGTCAGGGTCCGCTTCGGTGATCGTTAAGCGCTCGACACCGTAGTCAGCCGCGCGATTATCCAGATCCGTGCCCCGGGCATAGGCCAACAAACTGGCCTTCGCCGCATCGTTGATGCGCGCCCGGCTCATCAGCTTCTGATAGGCCGCGACTTCCAGCAGCTTTACAACCGGATCGGACTCCAGCAACGCCGTCCAGTTATCGCCCATCTGAAACCGGAAATCGGCCAACACTTCCTGATAGATGTCTTCAAAATCCAGTGGCTCCAGCACGTCCGGTGCCGGCAGCGCCGACAGGTTGACGACGCTCATACACTCACCTCCAGCAAGACACCTTCACCGAGATATTCGCCGCTAATTTGAATGTTGATTGCCCCATTCAGAACGGACAGCACGCGCACGCGCTCCAGCCGCAAGCGCGGTTCCCAGCGTCCCAACGCCCTGGCTACCTCGGCCTGTACCGCACTTTTCCAACCTTCGTTAACCGGCATGTCCACAAAGCGGCGGATCGTGCTGCCGTACTCCGGCCGGTATCGGCGACTTCCCAGCGGCGTGCCCAAGATGTCCGCCATGGACTGGCGCAGATGCTCGATGCCGGAAATGAGCAGGCCTGTATGGCGGTCCATTCCGATCATCTAAATCACTCCTTCAGTTGGAACTCTGGGTTGGCCCGCAGAAAGCTGACGGCTTGGGTATCGGAGGCCAGGACCTGTACAACGCCCTTAGCCACCGACAACGTTCGGCCATTAGCGGGAATAATCAGGGTGCGCGAGGTGTACACCTGGTCGCTGAAAGTCAGTTGCCGATCCGGCACTGGTTCAGCGATCGCCGGCACCTCGGCGGCAGGATTTTCGAACTTAGCCATATTTTCTCCAGGCATGAAAAAGCCCGCACTGGGCGGGCTGGATGAATGTTTGGGTTAATGCTTGTGGTGATTGTCGCTGTTGCCGGCGGCCATGATGTTGCCAGCGCCGTCGATGTTGCCCGTTACGGATAACGCGCCGTCGATATTGACAGGCCCTTTGATATTCACGGTCGCTTCAAGATCAATCGTTCCCGACTTCACCGTTACCGCGTTATCCGTAACGACGACGTCCGTG